TTTCTATTTTATCGAAACGATATCCTTCCGTCATGCAATCACGCTGAAGTTCTTACGTTTGACAAACTCGATCTTGTCCTCGAACTTCCCTTCTAATAACTCACCCTTGTGAGAGATGATGAACACATTGGTATCGTCACCCAGCGTGTCCAGTATGTTTGTGAGATTGTCCACACCTTCGACATCCAGAGACGAATCAAATGTCTCATCGAGAATGAGAAGGTTAGTCGCGACTGAGTTCTTCATCTTAGCCACCTGTCTCCATGTGAATAGGAGCGCGAGGTCGATGCGTTGTTTCTCACCCTCAGAGAATGAATCATATGAGAACTCATCACGGTGTCGCGACTTGATTGATTCCTTGAAGGTATCGTCCAGATGAAACGACACAAAGAAATCTAAAACTTGCAGATATTTGTTTGTGAGGGCGTTGATGACGGGTATATACTCTTTAATAATTTTTGTTTTAATTCCTGTGTCTTTGAGCAGTTCGGTGATAACGGTCGAATACGCAACGGCCTCGTTGAGGTCGGCCTTCGATTCTCGCAGTCCCTCTCGATCATCATTGAGACCCACAAGTACAGACTTTTCGGATTCAATAGAAGTTGTGTCGTCGTCTTGTCGGGCCAAGTAATTATGAATAGTTGTAATCTGTCGTTGGTATTCATCAATCTTCACCTGTTTCTTATCGAACTCAGCGATATCCTGTTGTAGTTGTATGGACGCATCGGAAACCTCTGTGAGTTTCTGACTGTACTTCTCTATCTGCGCTGCAGCTTGGTGTCGTCCTTCTTCGAGATCGTCCCATTTCTTTGCGGCGGCGTCCGTCTTGGTTTGTTTAAGTCCTTCATCGATACCTTGATCGCAGGTGGGACAGGTTGTGTTGTTTTCATAGAAAATGATCTCTTTGTTGAGTTCTTTCTGTTTGACACCAAACTGGTGGTCGAACTTCTTGATCTCTGTCAGTTTGTCAGTAATCTTTGTGTGTTGTTCACGCAGATCATCAAGGTAAGATCGATCAACTGTACCCATACCAAGGCGCACATTATTGATCGACTCTTCGAGTTTCGCCACCTCAAGTAGTTTCTCGTTGCGATTATCTCTCTGGTTCTTTTCCAGATTCTCAACATACTTGGTCTGCGTCTTGATCTTATACTCAAGGTTCTCAAGGTCAGCTGCGTTGGCACGTACCTTCTCTTTCAGTACGGAGAACTTCTCTTTGAGAATAGCGTTCATCTTGGAGAATACATTGATGTCGAGAAGATCCTCGATCACCTCGCGTCGGTGTTGTGCGGGTAACTGCATAAAAGGCACGAACGACGAAGACCCCAGCACCACGATCTGGTGAAAGGATTTGTGATTTAATTTGAGAATGTTTTGTTCGAGTACCTTCTGGTATTCTTTGTTGTGACTGTCTTGATTGAGAAGTGTGCCGTCACGGTAGATCTCAAACTTAACTGGTTTGATACCACGCACAATCTTATACTCAGACCCCAGTGCATGAAACTCAACCTCGACCACACAGGCCTTGCCGTTGATCGAGTTGATCATCTGGTTCTTGTTGATAGACCGGTGGGCTTTACCGAACAGACCAAACGATAGGGCATCCAACATGGTAGACTTGCCCGCACCGTTCTGACCGACGATCAGTGTCGACGATGCTTTATTGAGATCTATTTGGGTAAACGAATCACCGGTAGACAAGAAATTCTTGTACCGTAGAGTTTTGAATGTGATCATACTTTTGCTTTAAACTTCACCAACGTATCAACGACCTCTATCTTATCATAACTATTCTCCAAAGTAAAGTACCTCTCACGTTCTGGATAGTCATGTACAAACACGATAGAGTCTTCATGTAAATTATTCATAACAAACGAACCAACCCACTGTCTTGCTCGACCGTCAATGAAGACCACATCCCACGTTCTTTTTTGTGTCAGTGGCCACATGGAGTAGTCGACCACACACTCCCATGGCGTAGGAAATCCATACTTTGCTTCGGGTCGTTTTTTCCAATCATCCGGTATCAATTCCAGACGGTCAGTGTTCATAGGCACCAAGACGTGTTCGACATTGTCTCGATCTGAACACATATCCTTGACTTTTTCATACCATTCCGGATGGTGTTCTACTGTAGTCAGAGTTTTTACAAGGGGTGCAAAATTTGGTGTCGAGTGACCAGACCCATATTCTAACATCTCTGTTTCCGGACTAAGATGTGAGGCAAGGTAATCAAACTCCGCCTGTGTCATCTCTGGTTTGGGAAACCGTTCGTCATACCAACTCAAGTGTCTGTGCCTCCACCATTAGTTCACGCACCATACCTTTAATGGTGTCTTTATTCAATGGGGTATCTACTGCATCGATGTAACTGTACAATAGATCTTCGGTAGACTCTACGGAAACAGCGTCATCACTTACCGATGTCCCAACGAACTCTTCAAAGTTCTCTGCGATCTTCAGTTCATGTATCTTACGAGAGTTGATGCGGTCAATGAATGATTCGAACAAACGCGGGTCTGATTTGTTGACCACGATCACCTTGACGAACTTATCGTCGACATGGCGAACATCCGTGACCATCGGATTCTTCTCTGTGTCATCATAGTAAATCTTTTCAAAGAGAGTTACCGTATTCTGAACCGCTTCTAGTTCGCGAGTATCAGTGTCAAACACATGAAAGTATTTCGGATCGTGTGCATCACTCCAGAAGAATTCCATCTGTGAACCAAGGTAGTGGATATTACCCGACGATGACTTGGTATGGTAGTGACCGGACAGAACAGTCTCGAATCGTTTGAACAGATCGGGGTTCATACCGTGATCGCAGATGATACCAGCCTGCATCTCGAAACCAGACAGTTCTAGGTGTGCGCCACATACCGGTGCTTTACACCCTTGCAGGAATCGGAGTGTCTCTTCTTCGTTCTCATGGTTGATCCACGGTACGAGCGCGACATCCAGACCGTCGTAGTTGACTACCATCGGTTTCTCGATGATGCGAACTTCCTCCATGTAGTGACCCAACAGTTCTTTGAGTGCACTCAGGTCGTTGGTGTTCTTATAATACACATCATGGTTGCCTGGTATGATGTCCATGTGTATCTTGTACTCACGGAGTTTTTCCAGAAAGATCTGTCGATTGTGTTCCAGTGCCTTGAAGTTGATGAACTTCCGGTTGTCGTAGTAGTCTCCAAGGTGCAAGATCTTGGTGATCCCGTTCTCACGTAGATAGGGAAAGAATACATCGGTGTAGAATCTTTCTTGATACTCCATCATCACTTCGGATGAGTTGCGGATGCCGCAGTGAGTATCATTCAGTATTGCAATTTTCAAAGGTCGTCCTCATCAAGAAATTCAGATAGATCAGAGTCTACACGTTTTCGACGGCGTTTTCTAGTCTCTTGTGCATATTCTTTAACTGCTTTATCTGTATCTTTTACTACATCGATACGTTCGCGAAGTTCATCTACAAACGACTGAGTCTGTCGAATCGCCTCATCATTGTCTAGTTCTGCAGCGATCAGATCTCCGATGTCACTCTCACTCAGATATTTCATTTTGATGTCTTGCTGTTTCTTTTCTTTTTGAATACGACGCAGAAACGCATACCACGCAATCTGTGTGAAGTATGCGAATGCGTTGGGATTACCGGTGCGCGTTGCCTTGTCTATATTATAGTTCTGAATTGCTTTGAGACAGTTCTCGACCGCATCCATCATCATTTCTTCACGATAGGTATATCGAACGAAATTTGCCTTATGTGACAACCCTTCGCATATTTTAAGAAAACATTGTGCGATATAGTCCGTTACAATCGGAGTAGGTTTACCTTCTTTTTCTGCCACGTTACAACTTCTAACATACTCGACTACTGCTTGAGAGAACTCAGCATTATTGACGTAGTGTGGTTTATCCTTCGGTTTCATAAAGTTACCTCAAATTTAGATCACCCATTATAACAAAAAGTGAAAGTGATTTCCAGCCACGCATTGGATTCAAGACTAGAAACGAAATGGCTTGACTTCAGCGAAAAGAAGTGTTACCCTAAAGCCGCTAAACGCCGCTTAGTGAATACTCGTATCGGGTGATGGGAATTGAAAGATATTTGATGTGGCGGAGTCCCCCGACAATTTATTTGCAACTTCTTCAAGTTTCTCTTTAAATCGTTCCTCGAATTCCTTTACCTGTTGTCTTTCTTCTGCTCTCCTTTTATTGGACAAAGAATGCATCTGAATCAATGCTTCATTGTACTCGCGAATAAAAGAAGAGTTGGGTTTTGCGGTGCTCATAACATGATCAGTGTTCACCACGATATATTCCATAGGATTTTCAATCATAGAGAACCAAGGTTTGAGACCATAAACTTGGTTGGTAAAATCTTCATCAAAGGAATAAGACAGAACCATTGCATTACGAATGATTAAATCTTTTCCATGTTCGTCAGGCCATTCCATTACTTCGCAAATAACTTCATCACCACCGGTCATTTTTAATTGTATCAAATTGTTCATATGGGTACCTGTGTAATTCTATAGGGAAACTTCTCACGAGTATAAATTTTTATACGTTCACCACTATGTAGTAGTGTAAAATTCTTCTTAGATTTGTAGTGCAAATCATCTGCGATGTCATATAACTTTGTATCTGTGCCGTCTTCTGACTTACGTAATCCTCTACCTATTGATTGCAATACTCTGATTTGACTTTTACTAGGAGATGCGAATACAATGTTATGAATGTTTTTGATATTAATGCCAGTGGAGAAAGTCCCCAAACTAGCGAGAATAATAGAATTCTTTTGACGGTCGACAATATTCCGAATTGCTTCGCGGTCACTGGTTTTAGTTTCTCCGG